AAAGCGGAGATATTGATATAACTGAAGCTATTGCAGCAAGGAGAACATAATGGCATCAAAAGCAAGAGCAAGATCTAGAGGGAAAATAGGTAAAGGTAAACGAAGAAGAACACCTAAACCTCAATTTGACAACCGTGAAGCAGCCATTGCTAAAGCAGCAAAAAAAACTAAAAAAAGTAATATAAAAAGTTTAGAACAAAGTACTGGTAGTCTTGATAGACGAATTAATAAGGCTATACAAAAAGGCGATGTAGATTTAGCCAAAGATTTACGCTCACGTAAAAATAAATTTACTACAAATTTAGGACTTGCACGAGCTCTTGACTTAAAAGATGGAGTAGTCAGAAGTAATGACGGTAGAGTTATACGTACTTCAACAGGACAACCTGTCTTAACAAGTAAAGGAAGAGAAATTTTTGATCAAACAAAAGATTTAGATTTTGTTGATTCAACAAGACGACTACAAAACGTAGCTCCAGATGCTTATAAAGAAATGTATCCTATTGGTAGTGCACTTCAAAAAGGTCCACTTGGTTTTCAAATGATTAAAAATGCACTTAATAGAAAAGATAAAGACATTCCTTATAGATATCCTGGAACTGATAATATATTTGGAGAAGGAGATTTTCCTGCACAACGATATCCATTAGAGTATATGGGTGTGCCTGATGCTGCTCCAACTGAAGAGGTAACTATAGCCGATTTAGTTCCTAAGGTACAACCACCTGGTAAAGATGAAGTTACAGATAAGGATAGACAAGCAGCTATTGATAGAGGGATTAGTCCTGAGTTTATATTTCCTATTCAAGATGATCCAAGCACAGAGATTATAGAACAAGGTGCTAGTGACGGCACAGCTTTGCAATTAGCAGAAGCAGCAAATACGCAAGGTGATTTAGCAGATATAGTAGAACAAATTACCAATCAAAAAAATTTAAATAAATTTCCATATCAAAATGTATTTGCTTTACCGGAACCAGTTAAAGAAAAATTTATTGACGATGCTGAAGTAAACAAAAAAACATACGAAATGGAAACATATGGTAAAGAAATAACAAGTGAGGATTTAGCTAAGGCTGGAATAAACGAAGGTTTTTACAACCAATCTTATGATAATCCTATAATAGAAAAACAATTGTTTCAAGCAGGTATAATAAAAGAAAAAGATGTACAGGCTCCTATAATAAAAGATATTGAAGCGGCACAGAGTGGTGAATCATTGGCAGGACAACTTCTTGCAGCTCCTCTTGGCATTGCAGGTTTTGGTAATACGGCCGTAGCTGACTATATTAGAGATGATATGTTTCAGAAACCAAATACATATACAGGCCAAGAATGGTTAGATAAAACAAAATCAGATAAAAAAGCACTTCTTGAAAAAGTTCAAGCGGATAACACATTAGATGATACTCAAAAAATACAGTTAACAGAGTTTATAAATAACCCACCGGACATGACTACTGGTTTGTTAGATCAAAATAATTTAAGTCTTTCTGATATGGTGGTTAAT